AGGGCAGTTGGTATGATAGTTGATCCTAGAAATAGGGGGGAAAAATCCCCCCTAGTTTTGTACTTTATTACGCACCCGGTGAACCAAAAATGGCTCTCCAGTCAGACCATCCAAAAGAATATCTTTCAGAGGCTTTGAAACGCATATTTCCAGATTCAAAATCCGGCTCCATAGAAGTTTTTAAAGGTCTTCTTTGGAACATTGTTAAACCAGAATTTATTAGGTCTGTGAGAATGAACCATGCGTCAGTATCAGTTAGATAATGATTGACAGCATATCCTTGTGGAAGGATATTCATTTGTCTTAATGCATTAGTATCATTGTCAGCAGTACCAACTCTTAAATCTGATTTTAAGATTCTTTGTGCTGTGAAAGCTAAATCTTTAGGGATAATTAACTTTCTTGCGTTAACAGCAACTGGCACATTTCTGTCATCCACAAAACCACCAATTGAAATAATTGCTGATTCAAGTGAAGTTTCAGATAAATCTGACGCAGTTGAAGGTTCGTTAGCTAAGTCTCCAGCAGCAAGTGTAGGGTGATCTGTGGTAATCATTGCTTTACCATCTCCACCTACGAAACTTGTACTAAATCCATTGTTAAGAACATTTGCGGCTTTTACCTGCTTGGTATAAGCCATTGAACGTGCCAAAGCAGCAGTGTATCTTTTAGATAATGTATCATAAAGATTATCCTCTACAGCTTCCTCAGTTACTGAGAATGCTAAGGCGATAGTCTCATGTACATATCTAGCAGTCCATTGCTCTGAAGCTGAATCAAATTCAACTGATCCACCTTCTGCTTTAGTTGGTGCAGCACCAAACCCAGAAAGAAGAGTTTCTTCTTCAAAGGCTCTGTCTGAATTATTTTCTGTGAAAATTTCAGCGTGCTCACGTTCCCATCTTTTGTACTCCAAACCGAATAAGGCGTGAAGTCCCGGCTCCAACTCTTTAACGAGTTGCGATCTACTTATAGAACTCATATTTTACTCCTTATCCTATACGCCCGGTGTACCTTGATCATGTCCAACCAGTTCATGTTCCCATATAACTGCTTCTAACACGCCATTAGTACCGAAGGCATTTTTTGGTGAATTGTACAGCCCAAGAATCCTTAATCCTGCTGTGCCAGTACCTGTTGTGCCATTAATCTCATGTGCAGAACCACCAGTAGTTGTACTACCTGCTCCTGCAACGTGGTCTGCTAAATTACCTATATCGGCAAAATCTGCAGAACCAGAAGATTGAATAGCCCAAACAATATTGGGGTCGTCATACACAAATGCAGTGATATCTCCACTACCTTGTGTTGTTGTGCTTGCTGGGTAATGTTTAGAAAAAACTACTTCGCCTGATGAGTTAGTAAATTTGCAACCTGCAAATACACCTAGTAATCTATTACCAGCAGCGGCTGCATCAATGTAGCCTGTGCCTAGTAATTTAACAAAATCACCAGTAAAAATAGCAGTTGAAGATGTTCCATCTCCAATTATTTTCCACTCATTAGCTCGAATAGTTCCGCCTGTAACATGTCTTACAGCTTTAGCACCAAATGCAGCATCTACGTTTGCCATATTTTTATTCTCCTATTGCTAATTGTTAAAAAAGCACCTTACAAAAGAATTCTATTCTTCACTAAACTCGGTTTTTCTTTTACCTGTTGTTGTTGAAGAACTACGTTTTTGATGAACTGGCATTGAGGGATGTTGTTGTTTCAAAATATCAGCATCAACAGCTTGGCTTTGCCTATTTGTCTTTTGCTCAAAATATTCTTTTTTTGCATCAGACATTTCTGTTGGGATTTTTGCTAAAACTAAATCTCCTGTACCAATCACGCCAGCGTATTTTCCTGTCTCGTGTGTTGGTGCATCGAAATCTGGGTGTTCGTCAGCACGCACATATTCGTATCCTTCTCTTCGTTTTTTTGATACGTTTTGTGAATCATCCTCTCCACCCGCAGCAACTCTAATCCATCTGTATTTGATTCCATCTACATTTGGTTTAGGTGCTTCTAAATAATTAGGAGGTTGATATACTATTTTGCGACTAGCTTCAGCCCTAGTCGAGTGGCTTTTATTTTTATTGGTCATTCAGTTCTCACAAACTTCGCATATTCTTCTAGTGGCACACCTAATTTACGAGCCATTGCGATCTGGGCCTGATTCATACGAACCTTTTTAGGTGAGGAAGATGTTGTTTTACTAACACCTGCTACAGTTGGTCTAGGTCGACTTGCTTCCTGTGAAGGAAATGAATCGCCTATCCTACGATCTAGTTCGGAATAATAATCCTCACTTGATGGATTGTAGCCTTCCATCTTGAGAGCAGCATCAATAGCGTAAGCCGCACCAGTTTTTGCTACGTCAGTACCAAACCATCCATTGTCTTGTGCCCATCTAAGTGCACGAGGATCTGGTTGTGATTGTGGTTCTGGTTGTGGAGCATTAACTTGTGGTTGCTCAACTGCCGTTGATTGTTTTTGAGTTGGTGCAACAAATGGAGTTTGATTTTCCAATTGTTTCAACTCATATTTAACCTCTGCTATATCTTCTGCGGCTTTAAGCATTTTATCAGAATCGCCTTCTTCATGAGCACTTTTATGTGCAACACGAGCAGATTCTAATGATTTTTCTGCATTAGATTTTCTTGAATCAAAGAATTGAGATTGTAACTTAGCATAATCCTCAGTTACAACATTCTTTTTTTTAAGATCAGTTTCTAATTGTTGATTCCTGCTATAATAGTCATTACGTTGCCTTTCAGCTTCGTTTGCTCTTTTAACAAGTTCATTAATTCTATTCTGATAAGCATTAGCTTTCTTTTTTGGTTTTTCAACAGTCTCTTCTATTTCATCTTGCTCTTCTAATTCAATTTCTGTTTCTGTTGGCGTAGATTCAGTTGTTTGTTCGTTATGGATAACTTCAGAGTCATCTATAACATTTCCAACTTCAGAATTATCTTGTGTTTCCTGTTCCGGAATGTCAACACCATCAAATTTCTTTAGTTTCGTTTCTTTACCATCATCCACGACTTGCATCGGTTTTTTTTTACCCGATGAATCATGTACAATTTGCATTGGTCTTTCTCCAAAGTTATGGTTAAATTTGCGTAGCAAATGCTACGAAAAAAACAAATATTAGCTTATATTTGTTACATCTGGCACTGTTGCCAGAATCTCGTCATCGTTCATTATTCTGAGTTCAGATTTTCCACATTGAAATCTGTGTCCTGCATACTTACCAAACATAACATTATCTCCTAGTTTACACCAAGAAACAGTCATGTCTTCTCTTTTGTATGCATCATCACCCATTTGTATTACTTTACCTATGGATGCAACACTACGATGGTCTTCTACAGCTTTACCCGGTAGATATATACCACCCTTAGTTTTATCTTGAACATCAAGAACTTGAACCAATATCCTGTGCCCTACAGCTACAGGATGATTTTTTTCTAATTTTTCTTCTATTAAGTTAAATTTCGTTGTCATCGTTTTCAATATATTTTGTTGATTCTTGTAACAAATCTTTTGCTGTTCGTAAACCCTTTAGTTCACCAACAGAAGCATCATAATTCTCTTTAGGAATTCTGCCTTGTTCAAAAGCATCTTTAATATTGTCAATTTCCTTAATAATCTTATTTTTGTAGTAAGTTATAAATTTAGCAGTATCCACTATTTCTTTTTAACTCTTTTCTTTTTAGCCATACCACCACCACGCATTTTAGCTGTGCCTTTTTTGGTAGCCATACCACCTTTTTTCATCATCATACTACTTTTAACTCTTTTCTTTTTTCCCATCATGGTAAATACTCCTATATGTTTTACGTTTAATTACAGTATCTTGATAATATTCTTTATCCCATTTATCATAATACCCTTTTTTATGAAGAGTTTTTGAAGCCTCTTCAAGTTCGTTATATGGCTGTATTAAAACCATATAAAAATCATTTTCTGTTTCTAAATTATCTTCTAGAAACTCTACTTCTTCTCCATCATCTTCTGGATGAAAAGCCATTAGATAAACATCATCCATAACAAAAGTATGATTTAATGCATCAGTATAACATCCAAGTTCATTTGCTTCTATATTAAAATCATCACAAGCAACAATAATAAGTTTTTTGTTTTGCTTTTTTATTGTTCTTGCTTCTTTTACAATAGTAGTTAAAAAATTTTTACTTTGTTCTACTTCTACAATCTTAACTTGATTTTTTAATCTAGCTGATTTAGCATAAGGACATACAGACCAACCACCAAGTTTATCACTTGGTTTTTCTAAAAAATTTTCAGACCACTCTAAAATTTCTTCAGTTATTGTTTTAGTCTTTAGATGCTTCTCTATCTTTTTCTCTTTGTTCACGTTCTATAATTGTTTTTGCTCTTTCAATATCAGATTTGGAATCTACCATTTCTTTTTGATATTCTGCTCTAGCAATATCACGTTCTTCGTTAGAACGCAATTTCTCTCTGTCAATTTCCATGTCAGCCATAGTTTTATCACGATCAAGAGCCAATTTAGAAGCATCAAGTTGTGCTTTAGAAGCCGCTTGCTCTTCTTTAAGTTGAACTTCTTGTGCTTTAAATTGTGTTCTTGCTGCACCTTCTTCAGCTTTACGTTGATTTTCTTGTGCTCGTAATTGTAAATCTTGTTGTGCTAATTGGAATCGAGGATCTTGTGCTTGCTGTTGTTGTTGTTGTTGTTGTGCTTGTTGTTGATTAGCTTGTGCAATTTGTCCAGAAACTTGTGCTTGTGCTTGTGCAACTGCATTTTCAATATCCCTATCCATTGATTCATATTCATTATCTTTGCCGGGATTAAATCTATCGTATTCTGGTGCATTTGGTAATTCAATATTAGCATTAGCCATAATAGACATTCTGTATTTATGTGCTTGGTGTTCTTGTATGTGTGCCTGTAATGAACCTGCTAGTGCTTGTTGCATTCTAGGATCTTGTGGAATAACAGAAGGATCACTCATAAATGATTCATGCACAGAAATATGTGCATCATGATCTTGCCATCCATATGCTTTAACAGGTTTCTGATACATCATAGTATAGTTTTCTGTTGCCGGATCCATAGGCTTACTTCCCATTTCTGGAATTAACATTTCATCTACATTTTCTACATCAAGTGCTTTGTATAATCTTCTATACGCTTCTCGTAAATCATGTATTTGAGGTGCTTGTGTAGCAGCCTGTATTTGTGTTTGTGCCATTAGCACTCTTTGTGCTGTTGAGAAGATGTTAGGATCGGATACTGGGAGTACATCGATTGTTCCATCAAAATCTTGTTTAAAGATTTGACGACTAACACCTTCAACAGCATAGGGGTAATCACTTGGGAGGAAATCGTGATTCGTTCTAGCTAGTATCTTAAATTCTTCTCTTTGTGCTTTATGTAATCTTTTATGAATAGAAGACATTACTTTAATGCCTTGTTCTAATAAAGCTATAGTTGTACCTACAGGTGCATTTGAATTCATGTCACCTACTTGTAAATCTGTTATTGCGGCAAGTCTTCTACCTTCTTGTGTTATTGATCCAAGTAAAGCAGTTAAAACTTGTGATGGTTCTTTAAATGGTAATGGTACAATAGATTTTCTAATGTCATCGCCATAACCTTCTACATCTCTAAACTCACCAAAGCCTACAGGTTGATCTCCATCAACTCGCATTCCACGAGCCTTAAATCCACCCGGCAAGTTTGCAAATTGACCTGCATCAACGAGTGAACGTAAAATTGTTGTAGATGTTTTTTGTAAGTTTCCTAATAGGTGTACATAACCTAAACCATAAAAGTTAAAACCCGGTAAAAATTTGTAATGAACAAAGTATTGTAATCTTTTAAACTTAGAATCTCCATCTCTAAAGTTTTGTCGTATAGATAAAACGTCATTTGTTTCTTTACAAATAGTTACAATGTATGGACATGCAAATTCTTTATCACTGTCTGGCAATTCTAAATCAACATGCATTTCTAATAAAGTAAAACGTGCATCTTTTGCATAAGTGTTACTAGGCTTTACACCTTCTATAGATTGTATTTTTTCATTAATACCAGTCATAGAAGTAGATTCAGATGATCTATCTTCTTCCATTAATTCTATGTCTCTATAGAAACCACTTGCTTGTCTTTTCTTTAACTCATTGCCTTCCATACGAATGACATGAGTGTATCTTCCACTTGTTCTTAAATCAGTTGTATTTGTTGATACAACAAAATCTGTAACAGGAATAAACTTTGCTACAGGTCTTTCTAATTCTGAATCATAATAAACTTTTTTAAAGCAACTACCAACAATAGGTAGATAGAATAACATCTGATCTAAATCATCAAAGTATTCTTCCATCTGCTCTGTTATTTGATAATTCATAAAGTCTTTAACACGTTCAGCTTGAGACTCTATATCTTTTGTTTTCTCACCTACTATTTGTGTTTTAACAGGGCCGTTAGATGGAAATAATTCTTTTAAGGCTTGAGCATGAAATTGAACAGCCGCTTCAATCATTAATGGATGATGTGCAGAACATGCACCGGGAAAAGGATTTTCTATTTCTTCTAGTTTTAAACCTAGAAGATCCATTCCTTTCTTAATTGTATCTTCCCAATCACCACGACTCTGTAAGTCTGATTCATAAGCAGATACAAGGTCAGATGCTATCTCACCTAAATCCTCATCATCAATGTCTTCAGCTAAGTTTTCTGATTGTTGAACTTCTTCTATAGGATCATCTCCTATAACTATTTCAACTTCTTCTACAGAAACTTGATCAACTGGTTCATTTATTTGTCTTACCATTTAAAATGTCCTTTTAAAATACACCTTTGAATTTAACTTTTGTAGTCTGTATTGGATATTGTCCACGAGACACAGAGCCTCCTTTTTTATATCCTTTTACCATACCACCTTTTTTCATAAAACCCATTTTGTTACGAACTTCAGTAGGTAACTTTTTTAGTCCTTTATTAGTTGGTTTTTTTAACATTAATTCATTCCTCCCTTAAAATATTTTTTTGCAATAGATTTTGCACTCTGTTTTG